AATATTGGTAATACATTTGTGTCCACCTGAATTGGCATTTATAATGTCTCTACCATTTAATACAACTTTGTCCAATAACGCAACCTGTTTTAGGGTTAAAGATCTGTATGGTCTATTCATTATATTTTCTATGATTGGATATAAAGATTCTTTTTTTCCAAAAACTTTCAAAGACGGGCTTTTACCGTATATTGCAATAAAGTCTTTAAATGTAAAACCTACTGATTTGAATGTGGCCTTTTGTTCTGAAACAACTTTCAATGTTGATAACGGAACTATGATACTTTCAAGTTCTGGGTTCATTTCATCTAAAACTTCATTTTTTATTTCACCTAAATCGACCCCTTTAAGTGCTCTTTCTTTTTTATATGGATTACATGATGCCTGAACTAACCCCATTGGCCAAGCAATAACTAAAAAGTCAGCATCAGGATTATTTTTAAAAGGGGTGTATCTATCATATGAACCTTGTGGTGTCATATACCCTCCACCATACTGTACTAATATATTACCGCTAACATTTACGTTAGGACTAACGTTCATGCTTTGAATATATTTTTGTTGGTTTTGTGTTAGTCTTTCTTCATCGTCAAATCCTTCTCTTTTCATTATAGATTTGATCTTCAATAGTATATTTAATAATGATGGTTTACAATCTAAAACTAATTCTTCCAAAAATCCTGGTTTGTTTTTAAAGGCCAATAATAATTTGTTGGCCACTAACCCCATTAACATTTTATTTTTTTTAATGTCGGAATTTCTGTCTATTTTAAACAGATAATTTAAAACCTCATCAACAGAAATATTATATTGTGCAAAATTTGCCGAATCTACCGTAGAAATTAAAGTTATGTCCTCAGTTGTAAAAATCTCTTTAGGTGATATACTTTGAGAAATAGTTTCAACATTTGATCTTGAGCTTTTAAATGAGGTTGATGTTCCTTTTTCCACCCCCGCTTGTGTATCATGGTGATCTGTATGTATAACAAACATTGGTTTTCCATGGGCAAAATCAACTAAAACCGGCATTATATCTCCATTAGCGTCTAACTTTTTAATTGCAAATTCTTTATCCCCATACTGAATTATCTCAGCGTCCACAACATCAATACCATTATTTTCCAAATACTCTTTCATCGCAATTGCGGTGGTAACCCCATCTAAATCTTGGTGAAAATAAATTTTAGCCTTAGGGTATCTTTTAGCCAATTTATTTATATCTCTAATCCCAGATTCCGTTATTATCCTTTTTCTCATATAAAATAAATATCAATTATTAACAATTAATTTTTTGTTGTTGTTAATAAAAAATATATCTTTGTTAATAACATTAAAAACTAATAGATATGAAAGAGAAATTTAAATTACTTATGGAAAGGTCTAAACCAACCTTTAAAAAAATTATGGTTATGTTTGTATTGTCAATTACATTAATTTGTGGATTTTCAATTGGGTATCTTTATAATAAAACATATTCACCAAAAACACCTTCAATAAAAATGATTTCACTTGATAAGTCTGAAGTTAATTTGGCAATAGATGAAAACAATCATTTAATGGTTATTAACAAAAACACAGGAGATTATACTATTTACGAAGATTCTATTGGGGTTTCTATTTTTAATATGTACGCAAGAAACATTATAAACAAATAATATGAAATCACTTGTAGTATACCTTATATTTTGTGTTGGGGTGATCTATTACTCATTTTCATTAAGTGATGTGTTACCGAATAATGTTAATCTAAGTAGTAAAAGTAATTTCAAAAACAAGAAGTTTAATTCTATGGAGATGTTTAATTTAATTGAAAAGTACTCAGAAAAATATAACATACCTAAATATATTGCTTATAATGTTGCATATAGGGAGACGAGGTACATGGGACCATTTCATTGGTCATATAACCCTAATCAAGAATCTTGTGTGGGGGCTGTGGGTCCAATGCAAGTATTACCCTCAACCTGTAATTGGATTAATAATTCAAATTATACTAAAATGGAGTTAATGTTCGATGTAGAATTAAATGTTATGACCAGTATGAAACTTTTAAATAAACTTTATAAACAATATAAAAATTGGTCTTTAGTTTGTGGGTGGTATAATACAGGTAAACCAATAGTTAATGAATATGCTAAATATTGTTCCAACAATAAAGATTATAAGTCTAAATGGTTATCAATTAACTAAAATTCACATATATTGTGATCTCCAAAAATATTGTCGTATTCATCTTCCATTGTAATAAATAGTAGATAAAAATAAAACTCCCATTGATTATAGTGGGAGTTCTTTTATTTGTTCTAAAGTTTTAAAGTATTCTACTCTTGTTTTTGCAATTTCGGAATAGTTTGGTGATAATTCAATACCCAACCATCTACGTTCTAATATCTGAGCTGCAACTAATGTTGTTCCTGAACCAGCAAATGGATCTAAAATTACATCGTTCTTGTAGGATAAAATCTTAATCGCCTTGGTTGGGATATCCATTGAAAATGTTGCTTTGGTAAGGGATTTAGTGTCAGCAAAATAATTCCACTGACCAAAAACAAGTTCCATAAATTCTTTTTTGTCTGTTTCTTCATAAACTACTTTCTTTTTTGTTGTTCCATCTGGTTGTTCAACATCAGTTGGTACTCCTTTCCATTGTGGTTCACCTTTTATTTTTTTTATGTGATTTTTCTTATATGCTAAAATAACACATTCTTTTGGGTTATAAATGTATGGTGAAGATGGTGACATCCAAGATCCCCAAGCGGTTGTTTTACTTCTATGTGGTGAGTCCTCCTCAAGATCTACAATTCCAAAAAACCCATATCCTATTTCTTTCCTTATCTGCCACATTTCAGAAACAAAAAAAATTCTTCCGCCTTTCTTTTGTCTATTAATCTCATACGGAATATTAAGTGCAATTCTTCCATCGTCTTTTAATAATCTATAAGTTTCAGTCAACCAATTTCTTGCAAATACTTTATAATCCTCAAATTCAATATCATCTTCATGTACGTCATAATCAATACCAACACCATAAGGTGGTGATGTAACAACCAAATCAACACTATTTTCTGGTAATGTTTTCATTACCTCAACGCAATCTCCGTTTATAATTTTTCCTGTTTCTATCATTTTTCTAATATAATTTTATTATCTAATATACTTTTATTCATCAACAACATATCTGGAGTTGTTTTAATCATTAAAGACATGTTACTTTTAGATCTTATTGATAAATCATTTTCAAATGTATCTATTTTAGATTCAAGTCTTGTTATTGAAGTATACGTACCTGTTTTTAACTTATCAATCTCTTTTTCTCCAAACTTTTTAATTTCGTCTAAATAAAATATGGGGACCCTTTTTAAAAGTGTTTTGTTTTTAAATGATATCCAATCTTGTTGGTTATTTTCGTTTTGGGAAAAGACATTCTTTAAACCTTTTTCTAAATTTTCAACATTTAAAAAATCTATTTGTACTTTAAATATATAATTTACGTAGTCCTCGGTAACAATTACATTGGTTATACCCTCTTGTTGTTTTAATTTATTTTTTAATTCTGTTATTTTTTGTTTTATGTTGTTTTCTTTTGGTATTTTTTCGCCGTATAAACTATCTAAAGATAAGATAGATTTAACTTTTATTTTACTTGAGCTTAGGTTTAAAGTATATTTAAAAGTTCCGGACCCATCATTGTTAATTTTTAAGTCATCTATTATTTCAATACAAGAAGTTAAAAAAAAGATAAATAAAAAATAAAAATATTTCATTTTTTATCTAAAGTTTCTATATGATGTTGTAAATACCAAAGAGCCTTCTTAAGATCTTCTATTTCTTTATCTTTATTTTTTTTACCCGCTCTTGATATATATTTTACGGTATTTCCTAAACTAAAACCCAAGTCCCAGGCATCAATAACCTTGATTGCTTCGTATGGATTCTCTTCACCACCGTAATGGTTAGGATGATTTACTTGTTCCATTTAAATAATTTCTTTTACTTTTTTAAAATTTTCTAAGGTTTTTTTCTGATTGATATAAGAAATCAATTTTCTTTTAAAGATCGGTAACAATGTCTCTTGGATTGGAAAGTCCCCTTTACTAATCATTTCAAAAA